ATCTACAATTTTAGGCGCTTCGCTTATTTCGACTCGCTCAACAAACATTCCTAAGTGCTTACCCATTAATTCAAGGGCTTTAATCTTATCAGCAAATTTCACTTCTCTTTCGATGCTGTAAAAATCACCGTCAATCTCTTTGACCTTTATTCCAGCTATCGCCGCTTTATCATCGTCTGTAGCCGTATCTTTTATCTTTCCGCTTTCGTCTACAACATCAACAGCATTAACAAACCCTATCCTTGCCAATTCACGCAATACACGGTCCTGACTTATGCCAGTTCTTTTTGACCGCTCAGCCATGGCTTTATCTATATATGCGCGTACATTAGCATTCTTTAGCAATCTACTTGCATGCACAGCGGCTGACCTCGGAGCATAACCAGCTCTTATTGCCGCTTGCGTCTGATTCAGGTCAATCAAATATTCTTCACAAAAACGCTGAGTCTTAGCATTCATAAGAGCATACACCTCGCTTTACAAAAACAATTCTTTCACATACTGAGGAATAAACGCATCTATTTGGTCACGCCATATCAAATAAGACTGACGAGATATAAACATTGGACAAAAATACACCGGATTAACATACCATTGCCGCTCTTGTGTATCATCGGGTAAATTAACATCAATAGAGCGCAGCATTGATAGCTTTACCATGCGCTTAAGCCATTCCTTGCCTTTACGATCATTATTAAAACCAATATGCTTGTACAATTCGCAATCATCAAATGGTTTAAATTTGCGATTCTTAACCAACCCAAGGCATCCAGTGTTTGGTAACATTGATCTAGTCAAAAATAACAAATGCCCCATATCAACACGGCTAAGTGTTTCGGGGAAGTTTACTCCCGGCAATATCCTGAATGCATGGCTACGTGCAAATAAGCGATAGCCATTATCCGGATTGAAATAATTTGGCAAAAACTTCTGCTGCTCAGAAATTATTTCACCAGTTGAATTATTGATTCTCTTTTTAAGCTCTACAACTGACAAAATAATCACCTATCTTACATGTACTTTGAGGTACATTTTTAAGCCGTTTTTTGTACGTCATGGTACATGAATAAATCCAGTATTTGCGCCGTTTGATTAGCATTTTACCTGCAAAGTTCTCTTTATATAAAGACAAGTCTGCTGTTTTTACCGTAAGACAAGGCCAGACAAGCCTTTCTTTTTTGGCGGTGACACAGAAGTGTGTACAATGGCGGTTGAATAATTTTTACCACGCAGCTTACAATCAGATAAATTGCCGACAATGTATATACAATAATCGCACAAACACAGCATTGAGTTGTATTCAACTTTCATATTGCGCTTAAAATCATTGCACATAATAACACTCCTTTTTGGCAAATTAAAAAGCGCCCCGAAGGACGCTCAGCTTTAAAAAGGCGGCACCACTGGCCTTGGGTGCCAAAGAAAAATATTCTATACGTAAAAGGAGGAATTTATAATAACCGCGCGACTATTCGCGGATATTACCAGAAATACAAATAAAAATAGACCGCCCAATTAAGGACGGTCATATTATGTAAAGTTACATAGGCATACTTCTAAGTCCAATTATAGCATGCTGTCAATATCGTTGCAACTAAAATTATCCATTTTTCTTAATATTTTTGTTAGGCTGCGCGGCAAGTTCTCTGTATATAGCAGTGGTGCTCTTCTTATTGCTAATCTGCTTCTTGCTGCCCTTGCTACTCTTGCTACTACTTACTTTGCTACCTACATGCATAACGCTCTTTGAAAACTCAGCATTGCGGTCACAAGGGAGTGTTTTTTCAAACTCATCCTTGATGACATTTTTTTCATCGACTTTGTTTAATAATGGCCATACCTCGGAGCCGCAAAAGTCACACATGAATACATCTTGTCCCTTTTGCTTACGCATTGAATCTCTGCACACTGGGCATTCAATTCCCCTTGGGAAAAAATTCTTTCTTAATCGCGACTCATCGTCATTACCACGATGGCACTCTTTGCAAGGACGCGGTTCCGGTTTTGATGGTTCCCAATGAATACAATTACCGCAAGTTCTTTTCATACGTCCTACCTCCCCAATTTAGCCTTTTGGCTTTATCTCTATTTGCTAACCTTAATGTTAATCAATCCACCAACACCACTTGCAACTATAGCTAATAATATCGCTGTACCCAGCCAAGTCCAAAAGCTACTGAATACAAATTGCAATATTTCAATCACGCTTCTCACCATCCACCAATTTATTTGACTGAACAGCATTGTAAGCATCTAACAACACGCCATAGTGCTGATGATCAGTTGAGTACGATAGCGTTCCTCTCTCTGACCTCTTCACATCATTGGACTGCAAGAATCCGTTTACCGCTATTCTTAGCATGGATAAGCTAGATTCTAGGTAAACATTATCCTGCTTCAGCTTCACACACTCCGCATTAATCCGCGCATTCTCACATAATACTGCGTCAATTAGCTCGGCAGGATAATCTTTGATTGTTTTAGCTAGTCCTAGTAGTTGGCATAGTGCTATTAGCTGTTCGCGTTTGTCAGTCATTGCCTACCTCCACGCTTTTTACTTTCAATCACTTTCATGCATTCTGGACAAAAATCGGTATCATGTGAAACTTCAATCGCGCAATCATCACACATAGGACGATCACAAGTAATAGTTTTACCATGTTTTTTCACCATGTGAGGTGATACCCATTTGCCACTAGGAAAGTCACACAACTTAGTAGCACGCTTATTTTTGCAAAATCGGCATCGTTCTTCGACAGGAACTATTTCGCCAATCATTGCTCACCATCCCAATTCCAAATACGCTGCATTCCCTTGGCTGGAACTGGTTCAATTGGACGGACGTTATCAAGTATCCATGCATAGCGGCCTCGTTCCCAATGACCAAAAGCAATTTCTTTTTTCCCTTGATCGGTTTCGTATTGTGTTGCAAATAATTGGTCAGTCATTTCAATACAATCAACCAAGTCAGCTATAGCAATTACAGCTCCAAGAGGTAACTTATCAAAACTAAATATGTCTGGTAATTCAAGAGCATTAGCAAGTTTGTGCAATTCCCTGTTTAAAAAAGGCATTGAGTAAAATGGCATCTTCCCAGCATGAATCGCCAGCGGCCCCCGGTACGAAGTCGGCCATCTCCGCGTCTCAATTTTCTTTGCACCGCAGGCGATAAGACTAGCCCACGGCTGTAATATTGTTATGGCTTTCATATGCTGCACCTCCTAATAACTCAGGATTATCATGGATGTTTCCTACAACCGCCATTGTCGTATTGCAAAACTCCGTAAGCGCAGTAAAATTCCGGTGATTACCCCACTCTACGCCAATTTTGCAATCCTTTACTTTAACGACTTCACGCCCACTGGCTATAACTTTTCCAGTCATGTAATCGCGAATTTCGATATGGAGCATATCATATTCATATACCATAGTGTCGCCAAGTTCATGAAGCATCTGCCCAACTGTTTCAGGCGCAACCAAGACAGGAGTAGCGCCCTTATTGCTCGGTACATAGATATAGCAGTTGCCATTAGATTCATTTTTTACAAAATAACCAAACGCCCAAATACCATTGGTTAATCCTTTTCCCCTATATAAACCTTGCATTACCGCCCATCCCCTTCCGCACGTAATCGGTCAATCTCTAGGTAGAACTCCTCCAAGCATCCGCGCTCTTTAGCTTTGTCAATTATTTTGGTTAAAAGCTTGGCATGATTTACGCTATCAGTGTTGTCTATAAGTTCAAACCGCCACAATACGTTTTGTCTAATTACATATGGTAGGCTCATAAATTTATAAGCAAGGTCTTTAAGGCTAATATTGTCTTTGCTTTTTACCTCATCCTTTGTTAATACTACAAGGCGTTCTACAGCACCAGCGCAAGGGTCTTCACAATTTTTGACTATACTGCACGATAAGCAGCAATTTAAATTCTCTTTTGTGCAATTGTCGCCGCAATCTTTTTCACAATCGCAAATTACAGCTGTTTTAGGTTGAACGTTTACCAAGACTTCAAGCTCCTTAATTAAGCATTCAAATCCACCCAACTCATATTCATCTACTCCGGCCGCATCTGCCCTTCTTAGAATATCGTCAGATGCTTCAATGACTTCCCTTGCTTTTTGCTCTAAATCTTCCAATTTTTTACTCATATTGCCGCTTACACTACCTAACTGTGTTAATGCTAGTTCCTGTGCCGCGCATTGGGCTTGTAGCTCTGCATTTTGCCGCTTCAAGTCCGCAAGTTGCAGTTCCAACTCTGCATTCACCTCTGACAAAATAGCGCATTCATTTCTTAATTTGTCTGCTTCAACTCTATGCTGATTGATTGGCTCCCATAATGGACAATCGCCAGTAAAATCATAGTCATCCGGCAATTCATCTTCTTTTCCGCAACCATAATCAACCATACTACCGCTACTTAAAGAAACACCATGTGGACTTGGATCGTAATGCGACACACTTACATACTCGCAATTATCACATGTTTTTATTAACTCACTCATACACTACCCCTCCCCATTCTCTATTGCGGCAATACCTGCCCATTGAGTTGCCATTGCTTTAGCGATACATTGATATGTCCTTGATCTTAATTTTGCTCTTTCCTCCGATGGAGGCAGTTTGTTCTGCCCACTAGGAGTTTGGTTT